CGATAAAGGTTTAACTACGCATGGACAGTCTGTTCGTCCAAGTAAGTAATCTGTCGACACTTCAAAATAATCAGCTATCGCCTCCAGAGCGTCTGTTCCTGGTTTTCTGTTCCCAAGTTCATATCTTCTGATTTGGTCAGACGATATCCCACACAGCTCAGAAAGCCTATATCTGCTCAGTCTGTTTCTCTCTCTAAGCCTTCTCAGCCTTTCCGGGAACTCACCCATCCATATCCTCCTTTTTGATCCAATACCGTCCCGCGCAGCGGTGGGCGGTAACGCAGGCGGTAGAAATCTGGCAGGGGCGAACACCAACATCCTCTGCGGCAGATTTGATCGACGGATACTCCTTCCGCTGGCCGTGACGATCAATGGAGATTACTTCGGTTTCAGTCATTGTTTGCCTCCCTCCCCGTCGCGCCTGTTCCATTTTTCGGTAATTATCCTGACCGCCTCGCCCATGTCAAAGCAACAGTTTGCCATGGGATTTACATAGATTCTAGTTTCCAAGCCGCACTCTGTGCAGACAATAGAAAACTCTGCAACAGAAACCATAGTATTCAGTTTACAGAGCATTACTTCTCCGCCGCAATGCGGGCAGTTTTTCAGTTTAATCATTGTCGCCCTCCCCGTCGTAGATGTTGCCGATGATCTCACAGTAGTATGCCGTCTCCACGCTCCTTCTGCGCCAGTCATGTGCCATCTGGAAAATCGCATTATTTTCGTTCCACTCTACTGTGTATATTGAGTTCTCGTGCGGGTCATAGACGTTGTCCCCCTCAAAAATCCGCTTCCCATTCTTATCTTTCAGGCCGGTGTACTGACTGTAAGTCCCATTTTACGGTAATACATAGACAGCGTATCAACGTTTATGCTGTTTCCTTCCGGTTTAGCTTTAACGTAAATTGGCCCGGAATATCCAGTACCTCTGATTTCATCAATCAGGAATTGCAACATCCGCTTTGAATGACCATTTCTTCGGTATTCCGGGTATACAAACAGCCCAAAAATGAGGTATGTCCCACCGTCCGAAACTGGCTTGTCTAAATCGTAGTAGCAGTAGCCGTACGGTGTATGAATAAAATTCATCATAGGTGTATTCATTCCGTGCCGTCCTCCTTATCCGCCTTGGCTAGCTCGTGGAGGCGGTCAAGATCGTACTCGTCGCCCAAGATGTCCTCAATAACTTTCAACCGCTCCCATATCTTTCGCTGAGAGCAATCCCCATTTTCGCAAAAGGACCCACCTCGCACTTCATTACACATAGCAATATCGCAAAAATTTCCTTCAAACGTTAACCGCTCCACGCTCATTCCTCCTTCTGGCCGCGGCTTAAATAGATCGGCATACACTCAGACCACGGCCCCAAGATATGCTCGGCCTCTACCAGCGCCTCGGTTTCGTAGCTGTGCGGGGTCTCTTTGTCGCTGTTTACATATGCAAACCACATCATAGCGAGAGCCCGCTTCACCTGCTCCAGCTCGGCCCGCAGCTCTGGAACGAGCACATTTTGGTAGCTTGCAAGCAAATCATTAAACCGAATAATATCGGCCCGCAGCTTCTCGTTTTCGGCTTGGAGTCGCTTGACCTCTCGTGCCAACTCCCCCATGGTCCGCTCTTTGCAGCAGACACGGCCACAACTTGGACAGTTAGCACAGTCACCTAAATCGCAGTGTTCCGAGCTCTCAATCAGCTTTTCAATGTCCATCACTTATACCCACCTCCATCGAACTCCCGGTAAATATGCGGCTCAATTTTTCCACATTTTCGGCAGACCCGATAAAGCTGCTCTCCGCGAAGGCTAGCAAACGGTTCGATCTTTCGGCAGATTTCCCATTCGTGCTTGCAAAAAAAATGCTCTATCCATCGGAACATCATTTATCCTCATCTCCCTCCGGCGGGCGGCGGTAGGCGAGCCACGTCTTGCCGTAATCATCAATTTTGCAAAAATGATACCCGTATTCGGCCGGCCTCTTTATCTCCAGCCCTGCCTTGTCTCCGGAGATAACGATAAACCACTTTCCCTGCTCAATGGCTTTATCTTCCGGGAGTAGCCATTTGCACCACACCGGCTCCCCGTCCATCTCCCGCAGCTCGTCCAGCGTCAGCGGCTCGTTCGGCGGGGATAGGGTGGGCATCTCCAAAGCGGCCAGAATCCCAGCAACAAATCCCGCATCATAGCCAAATACCCGCTGTACACTAAGCTGGTCTGCGTATTTTTCTTTTAAGGCACCCGCATCAATCCACGGCATCGTTCAGCGCCTCCAATCTCTCCACTTGTTTTTCCCATGCCCACGATGTAAGCGGCGTTCCGCACTTTGGGCAGTAAACAAACCCCTTTTCAATCCAAGACGGCCAGTTAGCTTGATCTCGGCATTTCTCACATCCTGTCCACATCTTCTCCACCTGCTCCCGGCTGACGGGGCGGAGGGCGTTTATTGCCATTTTGCAGGCTTCGTTGGATGGCGCATCTGCATAGCTGTCGCTCTCCATGTAGTATTTGATCTCAGCAATCGCTTCTTCCCGTGTCATGCCCATGGCTGGGCCTCCTTTACTTCGATACCCAGCCTCTCCATCAGGTCAGGAATTTCCACATCTCCTACAACCTCATCTTTCAGCTCGACAATCTTCTCGTGATTTGCGGGGCCACCCCGTATCCAGTCGAATGTGTACACCATAGTTTTCTGCCTCTTGTTGTCAATGTCGATATGCACAGCCTTTCCGTATCGCAACCCGTTTCCGTCAATCCGTTCCGGTTCTAACATAAAGCTAATGTATTCCACTCCATTTCCATCAACAGCGGAATGGGTGTAGTCGTATCCGAAGCTCATTCCATCCCCTCCAGCATCTCCATCTGCTCAAACTCTGGCGCTCTTGTCGCCGGTTTAATCATTTCTTTTACTGCCTTTTGATAGAAATTCCGGTCAACCTCGAACCCATAAGAGTTTCGCCCCAGCTCATAAGCGGCCCGAAGGGTGGCCCCACTACCAGCACACGGGTCAACCACAATATCCCCCGGATCTGTAAAGACTTCGATTAACCGCTTCAGCAATCCAACGGGCTTTTGTGTTGGATGGATTTTGGGGTAGTCCTTGGCACTGTCCCTGTGCCATTCAAACCAGTTAAATACCATATGGCCGTTATTGCGGAATTTTGGCAGTTTGTTTCGGTACAACACGATGGCAAACTCTGTGGCACCAACGATCTTCATATTGGCTTTCAAAACCTGCGCGGAATAGTTCTTGACGAAGAACAGGGGATAGTTATGTAAAAAGCCATATCGCTTTCCATAGTCAATCACTGTCTGCATCTGTTCAAATGCGCAGAATACAATCATGGCCGGGGCCTGTCCCTTTTCTTTTGGCTCTTTTTTCAAGAGACGGTTGCAAAAATGCATATATTCCGCAATTTTGAATGTCCCATCTGTGTGGAAGAAACTCTGCTTTGCCAGTTTGCTCTCCCCATTTTTGTTGTCTCCGCCCTGATACCACACGGGATTGCTGGCATAGGCATCCGCTCCGATGTTATACGGGATATCTGCAATCACAAGTTGGGCCTTTGGGATGTTGTACCGCTTGAAGTTTTGAAAATTATCGTGATATAGTTCAATCTTTGGCATCCAGCATCTCCATCTCCTCCGCGCTCAGAATCGGTGCGCGGGTGTTCCATTTTGCGATAACCTCCGCTTCGGTTTTACCGTAAATTGTTACGACGTCACAAGTTTCATTGCAGAAATGTATGAAACACCATTTTCCGAGTTGAAACTCATTCAGCATAAGGGTGTCTTTTTCGGCTTGTCTGTCTATTGTGGCTCCGCACATAGGACACGGCACAAGCACCCCCGCATCCGTCAGCCGCTTGGCCGCCTCGTGATCGCCCAGCAGGGCGCGCTTTTCATCCGTCATAGTCCTAAATCCTCCCATGTGATCTGTCGTTCTTCCAGGTCAAACCTGGACTCCATGTAAATGATGTTGTCATCTGTCCAGAACCGCCCAGGGAAAGCAACGTTTTCCACGTGTTGGAGCTCTAAGAGCTTATCCCATAGCTCCCTATGGTGTGCCCGCAAATGTCGGAACTCATTGTCACTGGCATTTGGGCAGAAGAAGCACCCGCCACGCTTACAGAACTCATAGGCTGGAGAGAGGAGCCCGTATTTCCGGCAGAGTTCGCGCGCATCCTTCTGGGTGTATCCGTATTTCTGCAGCAGGGATATTTTCTGCCCGCCCAGGCGCAGCAGTCTTTCGTCCTCGTCTGCTGCATATCCGATATACTGTACTGCTCCTTTATGCGCCCGGCGAAACCGGTCCAGCGGAGGTGTCTTACAGCGATCTTGCACCTTGCAAAACCCCGGCGACGGGAATCCTTGATACTTTCCGGCCAGCAACCCCTTTTTGATCTGGTGCCAAAACACGTCCATAAACGTCTTTTGAGATCGCAGAACCTCCACGCGCACGCCATGTTCCTCAAACCACGGGATTGCTATCCCGTGGATAAAATCTGCATGTTCCGGGACCTCTCCGCTGGTATGCGCATCAAACATGACCTCACAGTATACCAAGGCTGTCAAAGGCTCCCCGTGCTCGAGAGCAAGCAGGGCTGTTGCCGTACTGTCTGCGCCGCCGAACCATGATGCAAAATGCTCAGTCATGCTCTCTTCCTTTCCAGCGGGCAGCGCTCGATGGCGTATGTAGTCACCCAATGCTTTACGCCGCCCTGGCATCTGCCGACAACAAACGTCCGTTTCTTGGCCGTCCAGCCCGGTACTGGCTTTCCCTCGCGCAGCCATGGACACTTGCTGATCGGGAAGCAGCAATCCATGCAGGGGTTAGCAGAGTAACGGCGGATGGGGGCCAGGTATTGTTCAAGTTCGCCCATAGGGCCTTACCTCCACCTGTATACTCTCGTTTTCCCAAAATTCGTGAGAAACTTTCCGCACCCATTCCCGGTTATCGTCTGGCAGTATGTAGCCTTTCATGGCGTCTAAAAATGCCTTGCCCATGACGGCGTGGTTGTCCACATCAAGCCCATCGTTCCAGCGGAAAATGACTTCGACAGGGCCTTTGACGAACTGTTTCCGGATATGCGCCTTTTTCATAGACCACAGCGCCAGAGAGTGGAGTTCCTCCGCGTCCTTTTTCCGCTGTGACCAATGTTTCCCGGCATAATACGCATTCAGGCCAAACCGCTTGTTCCAGTCCGCTTTTCCCCCCTTGATGTGCGGATACGGAATTTCAAAAATCAAATCCCCATCCTCCTTGCCAGCTCCTTCAAGGCCGCCTCATATTCCTCGGGCGGCAGTCCTTGGAGCTTTTTCTTCTCCCGCTCATAGGCGGTCCAGTCAGCGTTCCCAGCCGTAGACTCCATCGCTTTCTCCCTTCTTTGTGTACCGGCGGCACCGGGCGTCATAGACCAGCTGGATGTTTGCCGTTGAGCCGTAGGATCGATTTTTCAGGATGCTCAGCCCGGCGTCATACCCATAGGCCGCGATATCCTTTTCTTCCATCCGTTCCAGCGAAAAGGCGTTGTCCGCCCGGTTTGTGATGTCCGCCGACCCGCCGATGTCGTCCGCGGTCAGCAGCTTCTTTTTGTCGTTGTCGCCCTTCCGGGGGTGTGCCACCAGATGCACGTGCACCTCGTTTTTCTTGGCGAACTCCACCAGCCGCCCCGTGAACCGGCTCTGCGCCCGATAGAAGTCCTTGTCGCTCTGGTCGCTGAATCGGGCGGTCATCAGATTGTCCACAAGGAATACACAGCAGCCGAACCGGCGGACGGCATACTCGAACACGGAAATGATACTGTCCTCGTCCCCAGCACCAGCCACCCGGTTGTCGTACAGGAAAAACTTTCCCTTCCACCAACCGTCGATCCGGTCCGCGATCTCCTTCGGCGTGTAGTAATACAGCTTCCCGGACACCGAGTTCCGCTTCGGCTCGATATGTCCGGCCCCGGCGGCCTGCAGCATAGCCCACTGCTTGAAGCGCCAGGCCGACAGCTCCCCGGAGTAGGCGCAGACCGGGAATCCCTGGTCGATGGCGTTTAGAAGCAGCTGGGACAGCAGCGTGGACTTGCCGCTGCCGCGCTTTCCAGTCCACACGGACAGCTCCGATGGGGCAAAGCCTCCGATGGACTGGTCCAGTGCTTTTAGACCGGACATGACGGCGACGGATGCGCCGGGGTCCCTCCGCTCCACGTCCGCCAGGTCCAGCAGGCCGTCCATGGGCTGTTCCACGGCGCCCAGCAACAGATGATCCACGGCCTTTCTCCCGCCGGAAGCCAGCACGTCCCGGATACGGGAACATTTCCCGAAGGCCCCTTCCTTCGGCAGCAGCACGGCCACAGATGGCGCGTATTCTTTGAGGGCGTCCGCCACGGCTTCCGCCGTATCACGGTCGGACAGAGCCAGAAACACAGATGGGAAGGCACTCAGAAACGGCTCCGCATCCCGGAAGTTCTCAAAGCCCGCCCCATAGGCAAGGCAAACGGCGTTCTGGTTGTCCAGGGCTGTCACATCCTGGGCGTCCGCCACAAACCACAACGCTTTCCGCGTGTCCATGGCGGTCTCATCGTAGAGCAGCCAGGCGGAGACATCAGGTAAACTTGGCATACGGGTCCTCCTCCCCGGCTAAAGGTTCGTCATCCCAGCACCCACCATCCAGCCACTTTGACGGGCTTGGAAAATACCTTGCGTTCTCCCCGCAATACTGCGGCCACAGCTTTTGCTGTTTCACAGCCTCCAGAATCCGCTTTACCAGCCCTTCATCCGGGTCTACTCGCTTCCAAGCGTCAAAAGCGTCTTTCTTGGCTGACTTTTTGGGATAAACATCCCAAAACTGGTCAAACCCAAGATATGCTTTTTCGGGGACTTTCTTTTGTATCCCTTTAGGGATATTTTCTTTGGGGGTTAGGGGTATAGATAGGGGGGATAT